ATGCTCACCGTCGCGCCCGAGATGTGGGGGCCGGTCCATCTCTGGTGCACGGAATGCCAACTGCCGTTCGCAAAGGATCGCGTGCGGAAGCTGGCGCGCGGCGAACGTCCTTTTGCAGTGGGTGACCGCGTCCTGGTGCAGGGGCCGCCGGGCGAGGTTATCGGAGACGTGCTGGAGGCGGCTACACCATACGAGATGCCGGACCTGGGCCAAGGGGCGCGGTCCCATGAGGCACACCAGATCATGCACGAATGGCGGATCGACTTCATGCTCTTCATCGCGCACAAACACGATGAGAAAGAGTTGATGTTCGTGGCTCTCCAGCATCCGGGCGGGTGGCGCGATCTCCGCGGCCAGGACCTTCGGATCACGAAAGTGAGGAAGGACCAATGACAACCGGGCATGCGCAGCCACGCCTGCCAGGTTGACGTCCTGACCTTGCGGATGCCACATGCAAGCGCCGGACGCGTGGAACCGAAAAATCCCTTTATATATAAGGGGCCGGTTTTCGCAGTGTCACAAGGAAAATCGAAACGCCATGCGATCGCGCGAGGCATGTGGAATGCCAAACGTGGGCCCAACAAACGGACAGAGGGACGCCAAGATGTGACCGCCCGCAAGTCGATGTGGCGACGTGCTTTGGTACATGTGGACACATCGGACGGATGTTTTGACCGTTCTTTGTGACACTGCGAAAACCACTCTCTTATATATAAAGGGATTTTTCCGTTCCACGTGCCCGGTATCCGCGGCCATGGCGACTGCGCGTACTGATAACGACCGCAATGTGTCCGTTTGCAGGTCGATGTAATTACGTCGGCTGGTACGCACGGACGCATCGGACAGATGTTTTGACCGTTGTTTGTGACACGACGAAAACCGCTTATAAAGGGAGTCTTTCGTTCCACGCGTCCGGAGGGCTGAAAGGGAAGATCGTGGGCACCTATGATCGTCCCACCGAAGGCACCTCGTTATCCTCAATGGAGTTGGCCACAGGAATGGCACGTGCCGCGCGCCGGGGCCGCCAGGAACGCGCCGGCGGCAGCCAGACGAGCATTGGCCGCCCTAACGGATGCGGTGCGCCACAGGGGGAGAGATTTTTGCGCTGCAGAATGCCCGCCGATTTCCAAGAACGAAGTTCCCAGTTCGCGTTTCAAACATGGACACCACTTAATCGCCTCATTTCAATCGCAATAAAGTCCTTGACATACCGGGGGTGAGATCGCTTATTGTGGCCCCAGAACGCGCAACGCGTTCTGCTTCCCTTTGCGGGCATACCCGCAACTCCAAACCAGGACATCACACCACCCGTGCGTAAAAACATCCGAATTGACAACCCGCTTTCCGGTGCGGGATTCACGTCAAGGAACCGCGCCAAGCGCTTCGTGGCGCACGGACTGGCCGAATGGGTGGAGTTCGGCGTCTCGATCCGGTTCCTTCGCGATCCCAGGGATCACCGTGAATGCTCCGCGCGCAAGCAGGTTGACGCGACTCGCTATTGGTATGACCGGGCGGCTAATACCGGCATGGCGCAGGTCGCGGATTTGGCGAACCTGCCCATGATTGCGCCTGCCGTATTCATGGGGATCGGGCGGCGCAAGGGCGCCAGCAGGCACACGTTCCTGTCGACGCAGGGACTTTGATTCCAACCCATGTGCCCCGAATGCGAAAGCAACAACCTCACGATCAAGCCTTACGATTACGGCATCAGCCGGGAGACCGGCTACCACGATGCGGGCGAGCGCTTCGAGTGCCGCGATTGCGGTGCGACGGGCGACGCCAGTGAACTCGCGTCAAATCCGGCGCGCCGGCGAATCGCGGGACCTGACTCCCAGCCGCCGGCCGCGGCTTGGAGTATTGCGCAATCTCGTTAGTCAGCAATGTTTTACGAGGTGGCCACACGAGGTGGCCACCCTACCGCATCTTGTGAAATTCACAAGATAGACTCGCACGGCGACCCGCAACGGTCACTCCCCGCATGAGCACACCGACAATCACGCCCGCGATGGCGCGGCGCATCGAGATCTGGCCGACCGAACGGCTGGTGCCGTACCAACGCAACGCGCGGACGCACTCGCCAGAGCAGATTGCACAGATCGCGGGTTCAATCGTGGAATTTGGTTTTGTGAATCCGATCCTCGTGGACTCCAGCGCGGGGGTCGTAGCCGGGCATGGGCGTCTCCTGGCGGCGCGCAAGTTGGGTCTCGCTGAGGTTCCGGTGGTGGTGCTGGATCACCTGAGCGAGACCCAACGGCGGGCTTACATCCTGGCCGACAACCGATTGGCGTTGAATGCCGGGTGGGATGACGCGCTACTGGCCGCGGAGTTGCGGGACCTGAAAGCGGATGGCCTCGATCTTTCGCTGGCGGGTTTCTCCGATGACGAACTCGAGGCGCTGCTGGCCGACGCCGACGAACCCGAGCCAGCAACCGACGTCGATGACGTTGTTCCGGAAGCACCGGTCGAGCCGGTCACTCGGCCTGGCGACGTGTGGTTGATCGGAGACCACCGGCTCATCTGCGGCGACTGCCGGGAGTTGGCCGCAGTCCAAAAGCTCCTCGACTGCGTGCGAGCGAACGTTTGCATCACGTCGCCGCCCTATGCCACCCAGCGCGAGTACGACTCCGCGAGCGGATTCAAGCCGATCCCTCCGGACCAGTACGCAGAATGGTATCGGGACGTGGCGGCGAACGTGGCCGCGATCCTCGCGGATGATGGCTCCTATTTCCTGAACATCAAAGAGCACGCCGACAACGGCGAGCGCGATCTATATGTGAAGGATCTGGTCATCGCCCACCGGCGCCAGTGGGGCTGGCGGTTCGTGGACGAACTCTGCTGGAGGAAGACGGACAATGGCGTGCCTGGCGGTTGGGGGAACCGGTTTAAGAACGCCTGGGAACCGGTGTTCCATTTTTGCCGCCAGCAGAAAATCAAGTTCCGGCCCGAGGCAGTCGGCCACGAGTCGGAAGACTGTTTTGATTACTCGCCCAATAATCCAAAGTCCACCTCCGGAAGTGGCTTGCTGGGCACCGGGCCGCGCGGCGCTGCGGCCGATGGCGGGAAGAACCAGGGAGCGTGGGGACGAACGCGGTCCAGCCTTTCCTCCGATTCGGAAGGCCGGCACACTGGCATCGCGCGCCCGAGCAACGTGATCGAAGTGAAGAGCGAGTCCTCCCAGGGATCGCACTCCGCTCCGTTCCCGCGCGCGCTGGTCGAATTCTTTCTGAAGGCATTTTCCGATCCCGGTGACGTGGTCTTCGACCCGTTCATGGGAAGTGGAACGACCATGGCGGCCGCCCATCTGCTTGGCCTTAAGGGGTACGGCTGCGAGATCTCTCCGGCCTATTGTGACGTGATCCTTCGCCGGGTGATGCACCTTACCGGCGAGACGCCCGTCCTCGCGGAGACTGGCGAGACGTTCGCGGCGGTCGCCGCAGTGCGCGGCGTGCCGGTCGATGAGGCTCTGAACCCCAAGCTACAAGACTCGCGGGCGATCAAGCATCACGGCCCGAATCCACATTATGGCCCACGGCGGAAGGCATCTTAAGCCATTCGCAGCGGGAGCACCCCATAAACCTTGACCACTCCTTAACGCGGCCCGGCCTTCCGGGCTGCACAACCCAAAACGCACCATGAACCGAAAGGAATTTCCCGTATGGAAGGTAATCCGAACCTCTCTCCGTGCGTCACCCACCAGCCGAGTTTGCTGGGCGGCGCGGAAAACATCAAGCTTCTCTTTGACGAGGAGCTGGACAACCGGCGTGAAAGCCTGGCGCGGCAGCGCGCCTGGGAAGCGATCTCCCTGGACCTTGCGCAGACGGCCAGCCGGCGCGCGCAGAATGCGGCCACCATCGATCACGCCATCAATGCCGGTATCGTGCTGTCCAGTCAGGTGGGCACGACCGAGAGCCAACAGACCGTCTCTCCGGCCGGCACGGCAGCCAGCGAAACGACCAAGGGCGCCGTCGCCGCAGCCGGCGCGGGCGAAGCGGTAAGCGCCGAGGCTGTCACCGCCAACGTCGCGAACCTGTTCACGTCGCTGACGCCGGTGATTGCCAGCGCTCTGGCTGCCGCTATCTCGCAGACGGTGGCGGCTCTGGTGCCGGTGGTGGTGACCGCTTCGGGCGGGGCATCCACGCCTTCCCAGACGCAGCCCAAGCCGGCGTAAACTCCCCATACGGGAGAGCTCTGTGGGGCGGTGACGGCGCCTTCCGGCACCGCGCCGCCTTCATAGGGCCTTCTCGGGTGACGTTCCGTTTCAGAAATCCCCTCAACCCAAACAACGCATGCCGAACCTGCAGGTAGTGACGTGGCTGGTCGAGAAGCTGATTCCCTTCGCCCGGAACGCGCGCACGCATAGTGACGAACAGGTCGCCCAGATCGCGGCGTCGATCGCCGAATTTGGCTGGACGAACCCTATTCTCGCCGGCGCCGATGGGATCGTTATCGCCGGCCACGCCCGCCTGCTGGCCGCCCGCAAGCTGGGCCTGACCGAAGTCCCGGTCATCGTCTTGGACCACCTGACCGATACGCAGCGGCGCGCGCTCGTGCTGGCCGATAACCGCCTGGCGATGAATGCCGGATGGGATGAGGAGATGCTTCGGGTCGAACTGGAGTCGCTTAAGGAAGAGGACTTCAACCTCGATCTCATTGGCTTCTCCGATGAGGAACTGGAAGACTTGCTGTGCGATCCGGAGGAAACTCGCGACGGGCTGACCGACGAGGATGCCGTTCCCGAGACGCAGGAGAAGGTCATCGCCGTCTCAGGCGATGTGTGGCTCCTGGGCCAGCACCGGTTGCTCTGTGGCGATTCGACGCAGATGGAATCCGTAGAGAAGGTCCTGGCCGGCGGATTGGCCGACATAGTCTTCACCGATCCTCCGTACAACGTGAACTACGGCGCGACGATGAAGGACAAGCTCCGCGGCAAGACGCATCGCAAGATCGCCAACGACAATCTGGGCGATGGCTTTGAGCAGTTCCTCCGGGATGCATGCACCAACATGCTGGCGGTTACCAAGGGTGCGATCTACATTTGCATGTCGTCGTCGGAGTTGCATACACTGCACCGCGTGTTCACCGAGATGGGCGGCCATTGGTCCACGTTCGTCATCTGGGCCAAGCACCATTTCTCGATGGGCCGTTCCGATTACCAGCGCCAATACGAGCCGATCTTGTATGGGTGGAAGGAAGGCACGGATCACTTCTGGTGCGGTGCGCGGGATCAGGGCGATGTCTGGTTTATCAAGAAGCCGGCGGCCAACGATCTGCATCCGACGATGAAGCCGGTGGAGTTAGTGGAGCGGGCGCTGCGCAACTCCAGCAAGAGCCGGGATACTGTGCTCGATCCGTTCGGCGGATCGGGAACCACTTTGATTGCTTGCGAGAAGGCCGGGCGCCAGGCACGCCTGATCGAACTGGACCCGAAGTATTGCGACGTCGTGATTCGCAGGTGGCAGGATTGGACTGGTGGGCAGGCGCGACACGCGGAGTCGGGGCGCGCATTCAACGACATGACGAATCACCAGCCGCAGAACTAAGAAGCCGCCAGCGCGAGGCTGGCGGCGTGGGACGGGGATGGCTACCACTCGATCTTATTCTCGGTCCCCTCGATTGTGTGTTCTCGGAGGAGCCGGTAGTCACCACCAAGACCTTGGGCCCAGATTGCGTACCGGGCGGGGCAAGCCACGTCCTCACATCCCATCGCGATCTCCTTGAGGCGGTGGGCGAAGTTGCTGGCGGCGATCTCGCGCGCCTCGTCGATAGATACGACTACGGCGACCGGCTCGTAGCGGCCATCGTCCGTTTCCGCGATAAGCATCGCGAGTCCCAATTCCGTGTTCGGCTTAATCGCTATCGCGAATCCGGGGGTTGGCGTCTCCGTCGTTTTCTTGTTCTTGGCTCGTGCCATCTGCTGATCTCCTTGCATGACGATTCATCGCTTCGGTACGCCCTGGAAGCAAGCGAATAATCGTCGTTGGCCGCAAAAAAGCCGCCCGTTTCCGGGCGGCGGTTTGGAGGCCGGCGTACCTTACTCGGCGATCCGATAGCAACGGTCGCCCGCCTCGTTTTTGTTGGACTCGACCGTCAGGCCCATCTTCTTGGTGAGCGTTCCGCTGATGAAGCCCCGGATGCTGTGCGCCTTATGCCGACATCGGCATAAAGAACATTATGCCGACGTCCGGATTATGCCGACCTGTGTTGGCAACCCGGTCTGTGGGGCGGGGATCGCCGCGATGGAGTCGGCATAATCAGAGACGTTTGACCACGTGCTACGGTCTCCTCTTTCAAACCTAGAAGAGGAGTTTTCATGTTGGTCAAACCCATCGAAACACCGGCCGTATGCTCACGCGACGCCCTTTTGCAGGGCTTTGAAGGCGAACTGCTGCAGCAAGGATACCCACCAAGTACCGTTCACAGAAAGAAGAGACTGTTTGCCGATCTGAGCGATTGGCTGCAGGCTCAGGAATTAACCGCGGGCGATCTGTCATTCCGACTGGCGGATCGTTTCTTACGCGACCGTAGATCCGCAGGCTTCGCTAGACACAAGACGCACATGACCCTGCGTCCGATCCTTGATTATCTCCATCGACTGAAGCTAGCTCCTCCCCTTGAGGCGCCTGTGGGGGAAGGCCCTGCAAGCGTAATTCTGGACCGGTACCGGCGCTTTTTGACCATGGAGCGTTCCTTGATAGCCACTACGGTCGAGCGGTATATCGATCGTCTGCGCCCATTTCTGGATAGCAGGAATTCTGCAGATGCTCTGGAGCTTGGTAACCTGCGCCCGGCCGATATCATCTCGTTTGTGGTGGCGCGGTGTCCTCGCGAAAGCAGCAGCAGCGCGAAGTTGACAGTCACGGCGCTTCGGTCGTTCCTTGGCTTTCTTCATCTTGAAGGCATCACGGAAAGATCGCTCGTCTGCGCCGTGCCATCGGTTGCCCGTCGCCGATTGGTGGGTTTGCCCAAGGGGCTTGAGCCCGATCAGGTTCAGCGCCTACTTGCGTCATGCCATGCAAATACTCCCGTCGGCTGTCGGGACCTTGCCATTCTGACCCTGCTGGTCCGGCTGGGACTACGACGCGGCGAGGTCGCAAAGCTCATGTTGGACGATATCGACTGGCGAGCGGGCACGATCGTGGTGCGCGGCAAGGGAAACTGTATAGAACGCGTTCCCTTGCCGCAGGACGTCGGCCTCCGGCTGGTCGAATACCTGGAGCAGGCCCGCCCCATGAACGCACTGGGCCGCGCCGTATTCGTCAGGTGCGTCGCTCCCTATCACCATCTCACTCCGACTCGCGTGAGCACGATCGTGGCGGATGCTGCACGGAGGGCCGATCTCGGGCGCGTCCACGCGCATCGCCTGCGCCATACCGCAGCTACGCAACTTTTACGTGCCGGTGCGTCACTACCGGAAATCGGTCAACTCTTGCGTCACGTTCGTACCGGGACGACAGCGATCTATGCGAAGGTCGACCGTAACGGCTTGCGCATGATTGCGCGCCCATGGCCGGGAGACGTCCAATGAGCGCCATTCGCCAAGCTCTCACAGAGTATCTGGCCATGCGCCGCGCCCTTGGTTACAAGCTTGACAAAACAGAGAGACTTCTCGGTCAGTTCGTTTCCTTCGTCGAAGATCGCGGCGAAAACTGTTTGACAACCGAAACGGCGCTGGCTTGGGCAACTCTCCCCGCAGGCGCCGACGCAAGCTGGACTTCCAGGCGACTTGCCGAAGTTCGTATCTTCGCCCGACACCTCCATGGGCTCGACCCTGCCACCCAGGTGCCGTCAATGGGCATCCTGCCAGGCCGAGCACGCAGAGCAACACCGTACCTCTACTCGTCACACGAAATCTCGAACCTGATGTCGGCGACGGCGATCGTGCGCGGGTCCCACTTGCAGGCAACGTATCGGACACTGATTGGCGTGCTGGCGGCAACCGGAATGCGTGTCGGAGAGGCGATCGGACTCGACAGCGATGACTTCGACGCGATCAATGGCCTGCTCACGATCCGCAACGGCAAATTCGGCAAGCTGCGCGAATTGCCGTTGCACCCAACCGTGGTCACGGCCCTGCAGGACTACTTGCGCCGCAATGATCGTCCTCATCAGGCGGGCACGTCGGCATTGCTGTCGTGTTCGGCAGGCAGGCGACTGCGCTACAAGAACGTGCTGGAGACATTCCGGAAACTGCTACGCCATTGCGGTATCTCACCACGTTCGGCCGCATGCAGGCCGAGGATCCATGATCTCCGGCATGGCTTCGCCGTCAATACCATCATTGATGGTTACAAGGCAGGCGAACCCGGGACCCGCATGGCGATCTTGTCAACCTATCTTGGTCATGTCGACCCTGCCAACACCTACTGGTATCTTTCGGCCGCACCGGAATTGCTGGGGTTGGCTGGCGATCGACTTGAGCGCCACCTTGGAGGTGACGCATGACCGCACTTGCCACGACTTTGCAGGCGTTCTTCACTGATCGCCTCGTCCGTCAGCGTCAGGTCAGCCCGAACACGCTCTGTGCATATCGGGATACCCTGCGGCTATTGCTGGTCTTCGCATCAGACAGGAAAGGCAATGCCCCAAGCAAGCTGGATATCGACGATCTGGATGCTTCGCTGGTCGGGGCCTTCCTCAACGACTTGGAACAGCAGAGAAAGAACAGCGTGCGCACCCGCAATGCGCGGCTTGCTGCCATCCGTTCCCTGTTTCGATACGCGGCGCTTCGGCATCCAGAGCATGCTTCTGCCATCGAGCGCGTTCTTGCCATTCCACCAAAGCGCTTCGAGCGACGGCTCGTGACCTTCCTGACCGAGGAGGAAATCAACGCCTTGCTCGCCGCGCCCGATCGGTCGAAGTGGGCCGGGCGGCGCGACACCGCACTGTTCAGCCTCGCTGTCCAGACCGGTCTTCGGGCGTCTGAACTGACCGGCCTGAGCTGCGCCGATGTCCATCTCGGAACCGGTGCGCATGTAAGCTGCAACGGGAAGGGACGAAAGCAACGGATCACGCCGCTCACCTCGGGCACAGTCGCCGTCTTGCGTTCCTGGCTGGCCGAACGGGCCGGTCAGCCAGATGCGCCGCTCTTCACCACACAGACTGGAAGAAGACTCAGCCGGGACGCTCTGGAGCACAGGCTTGCCAAATACGTCGGGAACGCCACCGGCGTTTGTCCCTCGCTGGCAGAAAAATCGGTGACCATGCATGTATTGCGGCATTCAGCCGCCATGCGATTGCTGCGCGCCGGCATCGACACCTCGGTGATCGCACTCTGGCTCGGCCACGAACAGATCGAGACGACCCAAATCTACCTGCACGCGGATCTGGAGATCAAGGAACGCGCTCTGGAGAAGACAGCTCCGATAGAGACAAAACCCGGCCGTTTCCGACCGACCGACAAACTGCTCGCCTTCCTGGAGGCTCTCTGATTATGCCGACTCCATCGCAGCGATCCTCGCCCCAAAGGCCGGGTTGCCCACACAGGTCGGCATAATCTGGACGTCGGCATAATGGTTCTGCCAGTCGGTCGCCTTGGCAATCTCGGCCAGCGTCGCGCCGCCCTTGCGGCGCAGCAGTTCGATCACGATGGCCTTCTTGCTGCCTTCGCGCGCCGTGGGCGCGCCGTCCTCGGCCTTGGCCGCCTTCCTCGACCTCTTGGCCTTCGGTGCAACGTCGGCCACTTGGGGCGCGGCTGGGGCCTCCAGTTTCTGGATGGCCTTCCAGATTCGCGCTACGGCGCTCTTGCGGTCCGTGAACTTCTTGACCGGCTTCAGGTCGGTACCGAATCCGGCGACTCCGGCGAAGCTGTTCCAGATCTGGACCAGCCGGTCGCTGGCCCAGTTGGCGGCGAGCTTGGCCAGCTCCTTTTCGCTGGCGAATTGCTCTTGGCCTTCCGGAATCTGCTCGGCGGCGGGGAAGGCTGTGATGGTGTTGTCGTTATCGATGGCAAATAGTCGCATGGTGTTTTCCTCTCTACTGCTCGTTTGCGGGGCGGCGCAGGCGGGCAGCCCCCCGGACGCGAACCTCGCGTCCGGTTGCCAGGTTGGTTCCGTACCAGCCGCCGTGCGGCGACTCGCGGGTGATGCGCACCTTGGCCAGCACTCCGCTGACCTTGGCGATGTAGGTCGATCCGATCTGTACGTCCTGCTTCTTCATGGCACCTCGATTCATCACTCCGGTCGCGTGGAACCTCAAGGGGAATGTTCGAGAATCGCGCAGAAAAATGAGCGACCCGAATGGGAGGCGAAGCGTCGGCCTTTCCCAAATCTGATCGCTCCGAGGGCGGGAAAGCTTTAATCATGGGCATCTCCATTCGCGCTTATGCCCGGATGCGCGGTTGCGCGAAATCCGCGGTTGAGAAGGCCATCAAAACGAAGCGGATCACACCATTGCCGGACGGCACCATCGATCCGGAACGGGCCGACCAGGAGTGGGCGAAGAACACCTTCGCCGGGCACACGCTCAACCGCGCGCAGGCCGCGCCGGCGCCGCGTAGTAGCTCCGCGCTGCCGCCGGAACCTGGTCCGTCCGGAGATCCGGTCGCAGCCTACCTCCGCGCGCGGGCGGTCAACGAGACATTCAAAGCGAAGGTCTCGCAGATGGAATACGAGGAGCGGGCCGGCAAGCTGATCCCGGCAGCCCGCGCCTCTGAGTACGCCGCAAGTTTCTCCGCGATCGTCAAGGACGGCCTGATGGCCATGCCCGACCGCCTCTCGCCGATGCTGGCGGCCGTGGCTGATGAGAAGGCGATCCATCGCATGCTGGTGGCAGAAGTTTCGGCTCTGCTGCGGAAGGTGAGCAAGGCTGTCGCGGACGCGGGCCTCTAAACATGCAACCGTTCTCCATACATGAAGTGGGCGCCGCGGCGATGCTGCCGCCGCGCGAGATCACGGTTTCGCAATGGGCCGACGAGAACCGGGTGCTCACCGGCGGCGCTGCGGCTGAGCGGGGCCAGTGGCGCTCGCGGCCGTACCAGCGTGAGCCCATGGACGTCCTCAGCCCGTCGCATCCCTGCCGCCAGGCGGTGTTGCTATCCGGGTCGCAGCTCCTGAAGACCGAGGTGCTGCTGAACTTTCTCGGATTCATTGCGGACGTGGATCCGGGCCCGGTGCTGGTGGTGGAGCCTCGCACCGAGGATGCCAAAGCGCTCTCGAAGGACCGCGTAGCGCCGATGTTCCGCAGCACGCCGGCACTGCGCGGGAAGATCTCGCCGGTCAAGTCGCGCGACTCAAATAACACTACGCTGCACAAGGTCTTCGCCAACGGCGCCGGCCACATCACGTTAACTGGCGCGATCTCGCCCTCCGGGCTGGCCATGCGGCCGATCCGATATGCGCTGCTCGATGAGGTGGACCGGTATCCGGCCAGTGCCGGCAGCGAGGGCGATCCGGTGTCGTTGGCGGTCCAGCGCACCGCCGAGTTCGCCCACAACAAAAAGATCGTCATGGCATCCACGCCGACGATCAAGGGCATCAGCCGGATCGAACTCGCGTGGGGGGAAAGCGACCAGCGCGATTACTTCGTGCCCTGCCCCAAGTGCGGCGACTTCCAGATGCTCGTGTTCGGCGACGGGACCGGGCCCGGCCTGGTGTGGCCCGAGGGGAAACCCGAGGAGGCCATGTACCGTTGCGCCGGGTGCCAGGAGTTGATTCCCCACCACCAGAAGGCCTGGATGGTGGAGCGCGGCGAGTACCGAGCGCAGAATCCGTCCTCGCCGATTCCGGGGTTCCGGCTGTCGCAGTTGATCTCGCCGAAGAAATCCTGGGGCGACATCGCTTCCGAGTTCCTGGCAGCGAAAAAGTCTCCGGAGACTCTCAAGGCGTTCAAGAATACGGTTCTGGCCGAGCTGTGGGAAGACACCCACGAAGTGCCTACCGACGCGCACGCTCTGTGGAGCCGCTGTGAACCTTTCGAAGCCGAGGCGCCGGATGGGGTCGCACTGGTCACTGCCGGAGTGGACGTACAGGCCGACCGGCTGGAGTTGGAAATCGTGGGCTGGGGCCGGGACGAGGAGTCCTGGTCGATCGCGTACCACGTGATCCCTGGCGATGTGATGCGCACGGAGGTGTGGGATCACTTGGAGGGCTTGCTGCTCAGCGAGTACTTGCACGCCTCCGGGCTGCCGATGCGGATTGTGGCGACGTGCATCGACTGCGGGTTCAAGGACGCGACCGTATTGCGCTTCACGCGCGACCGCTACAACCGTCGTGTCTACGCCACCAAGGGCCGCGCTGGCGAATCGCCGATCTGGCCGCGGAAGCCGGGCCGGAAGAATCAAACGCCGTTCTTCATGATCGGCGTGGATGCGGGGAAGGCAGCACTCTACGACCGGCTGAAGATCGGGAAGCCGGGGCCGGGATATTGTCATTTCCCAATTGGACGCGACCTGGAGTACTTCGAGCAGTTGACCGCTGAGAAGAAGTTTACGCGCTATCACAACGGCTTTCCGAAGCAGGAGTGGCGAAAGCCGGCCAACGCCCGGAACGAGGCGCTCGATGCGCGGAACTACGCTTACGCAGCACTGCATGCGCTTTACGCCAGCGGGTTGAAGCTGCCGGTTCATTGTGACCGTTTCGCACGGATGGTCGCGGCGAGGCGAGGAGAGAGTGAGTCGCAAGTAGCGACGCCAAGGCCGGCCAGTCCCCAAACGCACGCTCCAACTGCCGTTGAGCGCGGCGATGACCCTTGGATACCGCGCCGTAACTGGTTCGGACGGAGTTGATATGGCTTTAACGATTCAACAGTTGCAAGCGAACCTGGATGCGGTCAACCAGGCACTCGGCAATCCGACGCTGAAGGTGCGCTTTCCGGACGGGCGCGAGGTGACGTACCGTTCCGTAGACGAACTCCGCAAAGCGAAAGCGGAGATCGAAGATGACATTCGGAAGGCCAGCGGGCAAACCGGGAGCCGGGTGCGGTTCGCTCAGCATCAACGCGGCGATGGACCTACCGGGCCGACGCTGGACGACCGCTGGTGAAAGGCCAGGCACATCATATGGAAATCAGCTCGCCGAAATGAATCTCCTCGATAAGGCGATCAGCGTCGTGGCGCCGCGCGTGGCGTTGCAGCGTGCGCGGAGCCGCGTGGCCCTGGAACTGACCACCGGCTATCTCGAGCGGCACGCTCAGCGGTTCCGATATGACGGCGCCGCCGCCGGCCGTCGAAGCCACGGCTGGTACGCGGCCTCGACCGACGCCAACGTCGAGTTGATGGGGTCGCTTATCTGGCTCCGCAACCGCAGCCGCGATCTGATCCGCAACAATCCTTATGCCGCCCGCGCGGTCGAGGAGTTGGCCGGCAACGTGGTCGGAACCGGGATCGTACCGAAGGCCAAGACCGGTAATACGGCAATCGACAAGGTCATCGACGCCGAGTGGCCGTTCTTCGCCGAGGCTTGCGACACGCCGCAGCGTCTCGATTTCTATGGCATGCAGACCCTGACCGTCCGCACCATGGCCGAGAGCGGCGAAGCGATTTTGCGATTCCGGCCGCGGCCCGCCGATGCAGGCCTTCGCATTCCGCTGCAGCTTCAGATGCTCGAAGCGGATTTTCTGGATCAGGCCCGAACCATGGGCCTGGTCAACGGGCACGTGATGGAAGGCGTGCAGTTCGATGAGACGGGCCGGCGCGTAGCGTATTGGCTGTTCACCTATCACCCGGGTGGGGTGCTGATCCTCAATCCGCGAGGCGGAATTGTGAGCCAGCCGGTTCCAGCCGATCAGATCATGCACGTCTATCGCGTGCTTCGGCCCGGCCAGGTTCGCGGCGTGCCGTGGCTCGCGCCCGTGATGATGGCGCTCCGGGATCTCGACGATTATTGCGACGCAGAGCGGGTGCGAAAGAAGATCGAGGCCTGCGTAACCGCGTTCGTCGAGCAGCCGGAAGGCATCGACGGCGATCCGTTGGGACTCGCCGGGACTGACCCGTCGAGCGGGCTTCCCGTCGAAAGCTTCCAGCCCGGCATGGTCGAGTATCTGAAACCCGGCCAGGTGGTCAAGTTCAACAATCCGCCGGCAGCGGGCGGGTACCGCGAATACAAGATGACCGAGCTGCAGGGCATCATGGCCGGTATCGGCCTGCCGTATGAACTCGGCACCGGCGACATGTCCCAGGTGAATTACTCTTCCTGGCGTGGCGGCATGTTGGGCTTCCGCAACACAGTCGAGGCCTTCCGATGGCTCACTTTGATCCCGCTGTTTGCAATGCCGGTCTGGCGGCGGTTCATCGACACGCTGATTCTTCAGGGCAAGATTCCACAATCTGCCGTCAACGAACCGAAGATCGGCCTGCGGACAGTCCAGTGGACCGCCCCGCGATTCGAGTCCGTCGATCCGGTGAAGGATGCGGAGGCGGTCTTGAAGGACGTCCGCATGGGTCGGAAGACATGGTTCGAGGCGGTGCTGGAGAACGGCTACGATCCCACCACGCAGATCGAGCAGATTGCGTTGTTCAACAAGCTGGTCGACAAATTCGAAATCATCCTGGATTCGGACCCGCGCAACACCACGCTGCGCGGCCAGGAGCAGCCGGCCGGAACGGAGGAGCGCACGCCGAGCAGCAAAGCCGCTCCCGGTAAGTCCAAAGGCCAGGGATTCGCGGCGCTCTCGGAAGAGGACCTCGGCATGGTGAAGGATCTGCTGGTCGCCGGGATGTCGCGCGCGGGCGGCAGCTTCGAATCCGTGTCTCGCCTCTATCGCGGCTTTTATTAGGGCTGAAGGGATTCTGATGTAATGCTGCAAAACTCTTTCTTAACTGCCGCGGCGGACGTCGTGAGTCCTCCGGTCAATGCCAAGGTCAGCTCCACTCTGAGTAATGTTGGGGATACGTCGCTCACGACCATGTTGATCGAGACTTCCTTATGGTTGGCGGCGGGTTGAATGGCGGTGAGGACCCCCGCGTCCCTGTTTGCGGTCACGCTCTTGAATCCATGCAATGCCAGCACCTGGGCCGACTTGTCGATAGTCTTCAGCCTGTTGAAACCTCGAACTTCCGCAAACGTTTTGTATGTCTTGTCCTTGATGAGCATGCCTTTATGAGTGACTTCCTCAGTGAAGTTGGTCGTACACTGCTCGCTTGCGGGTGGCCGTGAACCTTCCTTGGTGGAGGCATCGACCGAGGATGTGGCGGCAACGGTCTGGGTAGACCTCTCCGGGCTACGCTTCGCCGCGCGTTCAACCATTGCTTTGATGACCCCCTGCCCGACACCAGCCTTGCTGAGGTTAAGGACGGTTTCAGTTGAGACGTCGAGGGCTTCTTCAGGGGCCTGCTGTATCTTCGCGATGATGACCTCGTCTGCGAGGCCGACCTTCACGAGGACCAAGATGTCTTCGTTCGTCAGAGCTTTGGCAGACTGCGCAGCGGCAGAAGCAACTCCGAGGAGCAAGCAAGCAGACACAAACATCGCGGTACGAACTGCGTGTTTCATAAAGTCGCGTTCTCCTTCGTCTCTTATCCGCCTAACGATACCACAACAACAAAAACTGCGGTGAAGGGCTGCCTTGACAACAGGCTGCCGAATCGCCTATTGCGCTAAGCGTCTTCAATCGCTCGATCGGCGCGAAACTAATCTCTGCTATCTCTATTCGGAATTAGCTATGGGCGGCCACTGGCGGCTACACCCTTAGCCGCGCTCAACGCGGCGTGCCTCAAGACCTTTGGGACGCCGGCCTACCAACAGGTAGGCGACGCTCCATTCTCGGTCAGCGGAATCTTCTTGAAGGTGACCGATGAGGAACGTCTCGCGGACGGTCTTTACGCCCGGCTGTTCGTGAGTCTCGCGGACTTCGCCGCAAGTCCAGCCAGCGGGGAAGAGATGAGGTGGTTGGCGTGACGTGCACGGCTTCCGGGTGAGGGCCGATCCGACCGCTGGCGTCTGCTCTTGGTGCGCGAGAAGCTTGCCCATTCTTACCGATGAATTCTTGTAACGAGCCAAAAAGTCCACCACAAAAAGGAAGTGAAACATGAAAGGCAACCCGCAGGTAATTGGCGGCCTTCAAGAGGCCGCGGACATCGAAGCCTCCCTGATGCTTCAGTATCTTCTCGACCAGCGTGATGTAAAGCGTCTGGGACTTGATCTGGCCGACGGCTTGAAGCAACTGCACGAGCAGTGCGAAGACCACATGAAGCACCTCGTCAGCCGGCTGCTGTTCCTCGAAGGCGCGCCCACCATACAGCCGAAGCCCGCCGCCACGCACGACAGCGTCACCGAGATTCTGAACGATGCCTTCGCAGCCGAGCAGGCTGCCGTCGCCCGCTTCACCGATCTGTGCAAGCAGTGTTACGACGCGGGTGACATGTCGAACTTCCATTTCTACCAGCACCTGGTGAAGTGGCACCGCGAGGGCGACGACAAGTTCAATGGCCATGTCGCGTGGCTTCAGAAGCAGCTCTACCAGATGAACAAGCTGGGCGAGAACGATTACATCGCCGTCAACGCGAAGGGATAAGGGAGGCCATCGATGCCGCTTTTGCGAACAGAGTATTTGCAGAGGGATGCCGGCGCGCCGCCGCCCGCCAGTCCCAACACGGAAGTCTTTTCCGCCGACGCGCAGGTCCTGCCCAGCACGGCCAACGCCAAGGACGGGACCATCGATGTGGTCTGGTACAGCGGGGCCGCTGTTCCCAGGATTGATCGCGCTACCGGCGAGCCGTACATGCTCCAGCTCGACATGCAGGGCTGCCGCTTCGACCGGCTGAACAATGGCGCGCCGGTCTTCGACACCCACTTCACGGGCGACGATTTCAAGTCACTGATCGCCGGCAAGGTCGGCACGCGTGCTCAGGTGGGCGTAGTGCGCCGCGCCTGGCCCAATGGCGACAAGGGCATGGCCACCCTGCAATTCGATCTCGGCGATGAGGACGGCGCCGAGATGTTCCGCAAAGCCAGTGCGGGCATCCTCCAGAACCTCAGCTTCGGAACCTTCGTTTACAAGCGCGAGAAGCTCCAAACAGAAGGGATGCCGGAAGGCAAGCCGCCCTACCTGAACGACAAGGAAATCGGCATGTTCCAGGCGACGGACTGGGAGCCGTTCGAGATTTCGCCCTGCACGGTGCCGGCCGATTTCAACACCTGCTTTCTGAGCGCGCAGCCGACCGGGGAAGTTACGATTTTCGGCACGCCGGACTCCGGCGTGATCGATGCATTACGGGCAATCAGCCCACAAAAGGAGAAACCTGCCATGGAACCGACCACGCAGGATACGGGCGCGGATGCCCGTGCTGTGAACGAACAGGCATTGGCCGCCGCGCGGGAAGAGGCGGTCCAGGCCGAACGGCAGCGCGTTAGCGAGATCCAATCGCTGGGCGTGACCGCAATTAGGTATGGCGTCGACGACACCGTCATCAGCGAGTTCATCGCCAAGGGCGTGCCCGTCGATCAGGCCCGGAAGGAAGTGTTTGCACAGCTCGAAAAGAAGGGCAAGAAAGACGCAAACGGCAACGACTTCGATCCTCCCGGCACGGTGATCGTCACCCGCGACGGCGGTGAGCAGCGCCTTGCTTGCATGCAAATGGCGCTGTTGCTGCGCGCGGATGGCCGGTTCTTCCTGGCGCGGCGCAGGGACCACAACGGCAACGATCTCGGGGAGTACCTCGACGGCTACGGCCCCGAGCAGCAGAAGCGGGCCGTCGAGATGGCGCGCGAGTACCGCAATTTCAAGCTCATCGACATGGCCAAAGAGGCGCTGACGTTCCGCGGCATCAACCCCCGCGGGATGGATGTGACGCGGATCGCGGAGCTGGCGCTGAAGGGCCCGTCGCGGGGACCGGAGTTTTTTGCGGGCGGCGCCGAATCGACCTCGGATTTTCCGGGGATCCTGGCCAATGTCGCCAACAAAACTCTGCGCCAAGGCTACGAAGCCTATCCCCGCACCTTCCAGCCCTTCTGCCGGCAGGTCACGGCGCAGGATTTCAAGCCCATCAACCGCGTGATGCTTGCCGATGCGCCCGTCCTGCAGGCGCTGAACGAGAAAGGCGAGTACCACCGCGCCAATCTGACCGACAACAACATCAACTACGCGCTCGGCACTTATGGCGAGATCGTCGCGCTGACCCGCAAGGTGATCATCAACGACGACCTTCAGGCGTTTACGCGCGTCCCGGCTCTGCTCGGCGTGGCTGCGGCGCAGCTCGAATCGAACACCGTTTGGGCCATCATCACGACGAATCCGGCGGCAATCTACGCGGGCGACAAAAACTCCACGGCGCTGTTCCACGCCAATCACGGCAACCTGCTGACCGGCGTGGCCAGCGCCATCGATTCCACCGTTGCCAACTCCGCTCCGCTGACCGCGTTGGGCAAGGGGCGCGGTGCCATGCGGCTGCAGAAGGGACCCCAGGGCACTCCGCTGAACCTCATTCCGCGGTTCATTGCCGTGCCGACGGCGCTGGAGACTTACATGCTCCAGCTCGTGTACCCGATCAATATCGCGTCGGCGGATGCGACCAAGGTCGTACCCGAGTGGGTGCGTAGCCTGATTCCGGTGGTCGAGCCGCGTCTCGATGCCGCGACGAATGGGACCACCGGCTGGTATCTGATTGCGGACCCCGCACAGATCGACACCGTGGAGTACTGCTACCTGGAAGGACAGCAGGGCGTGTACATCGAAACCAAGCAGGGTTTCGAAGTGGATGGCGTCGAGATCAAGGCGCGCATGGATTTCGGCGCGGCGGCTCTCGATTATCGCGGGCTTCAGAAGAACGCCGGCCAGTAGGGCGTGGCGGGCATAAGGAACAGGAGAGAAACCGATGCAGAATTACGTTCAAAAAGGTCAAACCCTCACGCTCGTCGCGCCCTACGCGCTGCTCAGCGGCGGCGGTTGCCAGGTAGGCAACATCTTCGGCGTGACGGTCAACAGCCAGAACATAGGCGACTCGAGCGAGTTAGTGGTGGAGGGCGTGTTCGATCTGGCGAAGGACACGAGCACCTTCAATTCCGGAGACAAAGTCTTCTGGAACAACACGGCCTTGCAGGCCACGTCCAGCCCGTTGACGGCAGCCGGCGTCTCGAACAAAGAGATCGGCTACGCGGTGTTGAGCCAGGCGAGCGGCGTGAATGCGCCGGGCGGCCTGACTGGCGATGCGACCGTTCGCGTGCGGCTCAATCCGCTCGGCTTCGGGCCGGTGCAGGCGGCGGACACCGACCCGTCGCTGATTCAGAAAACCGTGGTGACGCTCACGGCGGCGCAGATCATGGCCATGTTTGGAGCGGCGGTCAGCATCTTGCCGGCGCCCGCGGCAGGACAGGTACTCGTGGTGGATCAGTTCATCGTACAGATGAAACCCGGCGCCACGCAGTTCACCGGCGGCGGTGCAGTGTCGTTCCAGTATCACGGGACCGGCGTGGTGCCGCACTCGTCCACCATCCCCGCAGCGACCGTCACCAGCGCGGCCGCGAGCGAGAACGTCGTGCCGCCGCCCACGGGCGTCATCCAGCCGCCATCGGCGACCGGCATCGACATCGTCAACGCCACGGGCGCCTTCGCCACCGGAAACGGCACGATGGTGGTGACGGTGTTCTACTCCATCATCACGCTCAACTAAGCGCGGCCGCCGCGCCGCCGCATCATTATATATGTCAGACTGGCCCACCATCGACGCGGCGGCAAACGCCATCATGCAGCAGACTTTTGGTGAGCCGGTGGTGTATCAGTCCGCACAGGCTGGCGCGGCGGTTGGCAATCCGGTGACCATCACCGCCATCCGCCACGCTCGTGTGCGCGAAGAGGCTGGCGCACTGGCGAATATCGAGGAGATCTCCGTCAGTGCCTCCGACCTTGCGAACTTCCCTCAGCGCGGCGATTGGGTGACCGCTTGGGGATCGCAATTCGTGGTGACCACCGTGCGCCAGCCGGACCCGTACGGGCTGGTCGAGCTTTCGCTGATGGCGCGGGCCGGGCAAAATCCCAATGACTAATCCGAAAACGATTCTGGCCGAGTGGGTGACGGCGCTCCAGGCTCTTCCGAACCTGGTGGATGCCCTGGGCGGGGATGGCAGTTACATCCAGTTCTACACCGAGAACGCCCTCATCTTCGGCCAGCCAACGCAGAACAACATCCGGCTGGCGATCCTTTCGATGCCGCCCGGTTCGATCATGATCGCATGGCAAGGCACCGGGCCCGGCAGACTTGGTAATGCGCTCGTGTTTGTGCATGATTTCTCGCTGTATTTACGCGCGCCGGAAGAGGCCGACGTCGGCTACGAGGATCTCTTCAACTGGATCGTAAACGACGTGCCGACGGGCAGCAGCCTCCGGATGCTGCACACTGCCATCGATCCGAATTGCGAGCCGATGGATTTCTACCTGCCGTCGGCGCGCCGCAACACGGTCGTGATCAGCCCGGACGGAGCCACTTTCGAGTACTTCGAGGTGCCGGTTCGGCTGATCGAGTCCTACAACCCGTAGTTGTCCGAGAGGAAGAAGCAATGGCGGACATGGTATTTCTTCGATCGCCTCAGGGCGATGAGATCAAGGAAGTCGAGGCGACTGCGGAAAAACTCTCACCGTGGATGTCCTCTGGATGGCATCAGGTTCCGGCGCCGGCGGCGGCGCAGAAGCCGGCAGGTGAGGCTGAGGAGGAGAAGCTGCATGGCTAACATCAGTGAATTGCTGAACGGTTGGGGATTCGGCAAACAGACTGCCATTGGAACGGCCAACTTGGTGGCGACCATCTGGCGTCACACGAATCTCAATACGAAACCGTGGGCGAAGGTCCCCGTGAACGAGGATGACCGGGCGGAAATCGGCAAAGGCCACGAGTTCCCAACCCAGCTTTTCAAGTCGCATTACAACATGCCGGCCTACGAGCTTTCGAAGTACGCCTCGTCGGAGTTCCTCGCGTGGGCGCTGTCCTTCTCCATGGGCAACGTTGTCGTGAGCGGTAGCGGTCCGTACGTTTACACCATCGTTCCGGCCCTGGGAGCGACGAACCCGACAGGCCTGGAGTTGCCCTACTTCTCGTTCGTGCAACAGATCCGGCCCGGTGGGTCGGCGGTGTTGGACGAAATGCTGGTGGGCTGCGCGGTCAAGGGCTGGAAGCTCTCCATCAAGAACTCTCCAGGCCGCGCCAGTGCGATGTGCGCGGTGGAGTGCGTCACCACCGGCCAGTACACTTCGCCCAGCGGCATCACGCTGCCGGCCATCTCCACGCCGCATGAATTCAATGCCGGCATGATCAGCGCTCTGACGTTTAACGGCATCAACTATCTTACCGGCGGCAGCGCCAAGCAATTCGTGTCCATGGAGGCGTCATGGGAGAACAACTTCCGGCCCGGCTTCTTCCCTGGCTCGGGCGCTCAGGATGGTTACCAGATCCAAGGACGATTCGAGTGGGGCGACCGCGCGTTCGCGGTGCAGTTTGTAGTGCGTGTGCAGGCGGGGTCGACCGAGTACGCAAACCTGATCAACCTGACCACTGGGACGGCGACGTTCACCATGACCCGCGACGCCAACAACTCCTTCACGATGCTCATCCAGAAGATGGGCTTCAACGTCGCCGAACTCGGGAACACGGATGGCATCGTGACGCTCCAGATCACCGGCGTTCAGCTTTACGACCCCACCAACGGCATGGTAACGATGACCGTCACCACGCCGCTACAGGGAATCTGCCAATAGGAGACTTGAATGTTTGACGCAAGTAAGCCGTTTGTGGTGCCGATCCTGTCGGGCGGCGAGAAGAGTTGCGAGGTGCGATTCCCCTCGGACGAGGAATGGTGCGCTTGGGCGCGCGCTCAGCGAACCGTGCGGCATTTTCTCGGGCGCGGGAAGTCGCAGAGCGAAGACGTGGACCTGCCGAAGATCAACGCCGAACTTTTCGCCAAGATCCGCACCGACAAGGATGGTTCTGCCTTCGATGATGCCGAGGCCGGCATGGTGATCGGCCGCATTGAGCGGTGCGCCGTGGCCACCGTGGAACGCGAGGGGATCAACTACCGGATCGAAATGAAGGTCCCCGGCACGCGCGTGGTTCACGTGCTCCGCATGCCGACCGCCAAGGAAATGCAGGACCACGAGCGGGCTTCGACCAGCGTGGTCGCGGCGCGGCGATCCATCGAGACACGGGCGTTTCTGGAGCCGAGCGGTGCCCTCTACGACAAGCTGCACATCTCCCACGATGGCTACGCTGGCGCCGTGCCCATCGTTCACAGGTCGGCGGCGGTGTCCGAGGTCATCGCGCAACTGGCGATCGAGGCCGACGAAGACCCGGAATGACCGCGCCCGGCGACTGGCCGGAGGAGCCGGGCGTGCGATTCCTGATCCGATCGGTGCTGCACCAGGGTGGGCTGTGTGGTCCCGACGAAGAGTGCCCCGACCGCGTCTTCCGTTGCCGCCGGTGTGGATACTCCGCGCAGACGGCTTTGGATGGCTGCCCCGCGTGTGGCGCGGATTGGAAGGCCATCGACGTCAGCCACGGGCCGGGCTGTCCGAAGAACCTCCTCGAAGAGGCGATGGACACGCCGAACGGCGCTCTCGTACGACGGTGCTTCCGCATTCTGAACGCGAAGAACATCGGGCTGACGATCACACTGGCCGACATCACGGAGGAAGAGTTCCGAGTGCTGGAACTGATCGAGGGCGAGCGCCAGGAGCAGATCAAGGTCGGCGGTGGCACGCAGGGTTCTCGGTAGCCGGTTCCGGCAGCGGGCCAGGTTGTCTGACAAGCGCCGACTTCCCCGGGAATGCCTGCGTCCAGACTAACTTAGTGGCGGCGTCCAGTCATCGCAATTGGTCAACGTGACAAACTCCGGCTCCGGAAACTGGATGATTCGCCGGATATTGGATACGGGGATGGGACGTTTCGCGCGGTCCTCATGGTCAACCGACTCACTGGTTTCGAGGCCACGATTGATGAGGAATTGTCTGATGACATGATTGTCAAGAAAGCTGTGGACCTCAAGGCTCGATATTGGCACATCGGCTTCTATCAAGCACGGTGTACCAATGCTCGTAAGGATCGGTCCGGTTGACGGATCGCGCCCATGAGAATTGTACAAGGCTTCGCCGCCCCAGTGCCGGAAGAATCGTTCGATTCCTCCTTGGCCGGCAAGGTGCGGCGGGAAGAAACAGAACCAGATCATGCCCGCACGATTGGTTTCATCCGCTTGATTCCGGCTGCTGAGCCGCTCCGCAATGTGGGGTTCAATCAGCTTCGCATCCTGGATTGCTTGAATACGGGCGAGAAGCATCGCTCGATTCGGCAACTGTAGTCCATTCGACATTATGTGTTGGATCTCGGAGTTCGTTAGGCGCGTGCAATGATAGCCGCCTTCAAGTTCATGACGGCTGAGCACGGCCCGCAATCCGTAGATGGCACTGTCATATTCACGAGCGAATTCACGGGCGGCTTCTGGAGATGATGTGCTACCCGCGCCCCTTAGTTCCCAGGCCATGAACAGATTCCGGTGCTGTTCTAGATAGGCCAGGACCTCCGCAGGCCAAGTCATTTCCTCGTTCAAACGCATCGTGTCCGCATGATACCGCCAAGTTGCTAGCAAGAGCCGGGTTCCGCGTGGTGACTGGCGGTTTCGTAACTGGTAATTATGCCCAGATTTCAAACCGTCCTCAAACGCGCCCGCTTCGTCTACTCGCCTTACACTGCAACCGAGATGCAGGGCTTCGCTCAGGTGTTGGCGGATTCGATCCGGGCGCGCATTCAGAGCGGGCGGAACATTTACGATCAGGCGGCGGCGCCGCTGAAGCCCGGACGGTCTGGCCGCCGCGGTTACCCCGAATTCAAGGCGGCGCGGGGTCTCCAGCCCATCCGCGATTGGACATGGAGCGGCCACACCTTGCGGTGCCTGAAGGTCCTGACCGCGAACGAGAACCGAGCGGCGATCGGGTTCCTCGACGAAGCTCTTCCCGGCCGGCGAATGACGGCTTCACAGATCGCCTTCTTCAACAACCGGCGTGAGGCGCAGTGGGGCGTATCGCCGCGCGACCGCAAGGCGGTGCTCGCCGCATTCCTGGCGCGTCCCGTTGTGATGCTCAAGGCGGCGTGAAATGGCAGACCAAGCGGAACGCGTAATTCTCGAAGCTGAGGACTTGGTCACCCCAGTAGTGGACAAGGCCAACGCTGGCCTCGACAGCTTCGAGAAGAAAGCGGAATCGTCGCACGGCAAGGTCATCCGGATTTCGGATCAGACCCGGTCCTCGGTCCAGCGGCTCATCGCCTCCCTCGAAAAGCAGGCCGAGACCTACGGCAAGAGCGGCGTGGACCGGCTGATCACGCAGCGGGACCAGCTTCTGCAGCGATACAACCGCGAGCCGCAGGCCATCGACGCGATCACCCGGTCCTACGAAAAGATGATCGCTATGGAGGAGAAGGCGGCGCGCGAAGCCCTCGCGGTCAAGGCAGCCAAGGAAGCCGAAGAGGCACTGCGGAAGCAGTCCGAAGCCATCACCTCGTTCGGCGACCGCGTCAGCGAGTTCATGGAGAACCCGCTTCAGGGGGCGAAGGGCGCTCTCTCGTCCGTGCTTTCCGCCCTTGGTCCCTTTGGCATCGCGGTCACTGCTGGCGCTGCGGTGCTTGGCACCATTGCGGCGTCTGCATTCGAGGCCGCAAAAAGCCTGGGTGAATACGGCACCCGGGTGAAGGACGCGGAGTTGCGCACTGGTTTGACCGCGAAGGAAGTCGGCCAGTTCGGCTTCGCGGCGCGCGCGGTCGGACAGGACATTTCGATTGTCGAACGCCTGATGCGTGGTCTTTCCCAGGCGGCCGACGACAACTCCAGGGAAGGCGAGAAAGCGCGGGCTACTTTGCGCGGGATGGGCATCGATTTCCACACCGCCACGGGGGAGATGAAACCCACGTCCGAGATTCTGACGGAAATCTCCGAGGGTCTGAACAAGCTCCCGGAAGGCCTTCAGCGGGACGCCGCCGCCATGGAGCTGTTCAAGAAGGTGGGCGTGGAGGCGATTCCGTTCATGACGGAACTCAACGAGAACCTGCGCGTTGCCCACGAGCAGGGGTTCGGGCCGACCGAGGAAGACATCCGCCGCTTTGCCGAATACCAGCGTGAAGTAACGGTGCTCGAAACCAAGTGGGACGCTCTGGTCCGCAAGTTCAAGGAGGGGCTGGTCGTCACCGTCACCTGGGTCGGGAAGGGCGTCGACTGGTTCCTCAATAACATCTCGACTGCCGGCGATGATGAACGGCAGCGCCGCGAAGAGGAACAGGCGATGCAGGACGCCGCCAACATTCGGGCGGCGGGCGGCATCGGGGCGAAGATGTCGATCTCCGGTCATCGCCAACAGGTGGCTGACATGGAGCGACAGGCGCCGGAGATCATGAAGAACCGCGATGCCACCTTGAAGCGCATCGAGGATTTGCGGGCCCAACAGCAAGGGTTGGTCGGCGATTTCGGCATCCTGCAGGCAATTGCGCCCACCCGCGACGAAGAGGCCCGAGCGAAGCGCGCAAGTGAAATCCAGGACCAGATCCAGCAGTTACAGAAGATGCTTCAGGATGCCGAGGCGGCCACCAAGCGGACAGACCTTCGTGCAGGCAAGGAAGAAACGGATCGGCTTCGCGCCCGGTTCTTCGGCACGCACGATGGCATGGAGAAGGCTTACGCCGACGCCAAGAAGGATGTCGAGCGGCTCCAGAAGCAATTGCTCGAACCCGACAAGCCGTTGACGAAGGCTCAGGCACAGGATCTGGGCCAACAACTCCACACTGCGGAAGCTACCGAGGCACGCCGCAAGGCGGCATTGGACGCGGTGGCAAAGGGCGCGGAGCAGCTCAAGGATTTCCGTCGGCAAGCGGCCGAGTTCGAGAAGAAGGGCGATGAAGCCGAGCTCGATGCAATCGGCAAAATCTACTACCAGCGCGACCAGCTTCTGCAGCAGGCCGCGAAGGTGAAGGCGTCGGAATCGGAGATTGCGGCGATCCGAAAGGCGGCGGACGAGCAGGCAGCCGTGCTCTCGAAAAAGGCATGGGAGGAGTTCGAAAAGTACGCCGACAAGCAAGCGGCCGAGCAGCAGAAGAAAATGCTCGCACTCATGATGCCGAGCAAAGAGCAGATGAAGGAGTGGGAGGAAGGCTTCGCCGCGCAGGAACGGATCGAGGACATCGGAGTCCAGGCGCAGCGCGACGAATTGCGGCGGCGCGCCGCGCGGTCCGCGCGCATCGCGGAACTGACTGCCGGCCAGGAAACGCCGATGGCCATGTCTGAGGCCGAAAAGCGGGAGCTATCGGCGCGAAAGGAAGAGGCAGCGGCGCAGCAGGCCTACCAGATCCGGCTCGATCTGGCCGTCCAGTTGGCGGGGATCGAAGCGGAACGGATATCGAAAGAAGAGAATGCGGCCAAGCGCTCCGTCCTGGCGGCGCAAGCGCAGAAGGATCTATACACGGAGATCGCCCAGGCGCAGGATCAGCTCGAGGAAAAGCAGGCGCAGCTCCAGCAGAAACGCCAGCAGGAGATCCAGTCGCAGTTCGACAGCCTCCAGAAGCAGGCAGAAAAGCTGATCGACGTTCTGTTCACCAAGCCCAAGAACTTCGGCAAGGATCTGCTGAACACGGTCCACGCCGCGGTGCTCAAGCCGGTGACCGAAACGCTGGGCGGTATGGCGGCGAACGTCCTCCATCCGATCATCTACGGCGCGGACGGGCAGGGCGGGCTCGCCAGTGTGTTCAAGGGCGGCAAGCAGGACCCGGTGCGCGTGTCCACCGACCAGAACACCGCCGCGACCATGCAGAACAGCGCGGTGATGGCGGCACTGACGGCTATCCTGGCCGCAGGCATGGGAGTGGCTGCTCCATCCTTGCAGAGTGGCGCCACCGGCGCTGCTGGCGTTTTGGGAATTTCCATTCCGTCGATCTCGACGCCCGCCAAGATGAGCGCGCCTACGGGGGCTGGCGGTTACTCCCCGGCCGCGTGGAATACGGGTGGTATCGGGATCGACCCGATTGCAATGCTGTTCGGCGGCGGCACGCGTAGCGGCGCCGGAGCGGCTGGCGGTGGAGCGGCGGCCGTGGGGACGGAACACTCTTGGTCGGGCGCGGTCACCGGCGGTTATACTCCCGCTCCTTGGGCTCCTGGCGGCGGAGATTGGTCCGGTGCATCGGCGGGCACGGCGACGTTGAATCGGGCACCGGCCGGGACGGGGGGATTCAATCCGCTGTCAGTGTTGTTCGGCGGAACGTCTGGCGGTGCCGCTGGTGGGAGCGGGCCGAGCGGTCTGGCGGGAATCGTCCGTAACCTCAAGAGCACGAACTGGGGGAGCTTCAAGCGGAGCCCGTCCAATCCGACCTACGGCACGGATGAAAACGGCAACGACGTCCAGACCGGAGACTCCGGCGGCAAGATCACGGGTGTAGGTGGCGTGGCCGGGGCCGCGATGCTGGCGGGCGGCACCATGCTTGCGCAACAAGGGCTGCTCGGGAACAGCCGTGGCACATGGACGGGCACAGTGGAAGGGACGGCTGGCGGAGCGGCGATAGGGTTCCAGATGGGCGGCCCATTGGGCGCGCTGATTGGCGGCGCCGCCGGTTTCGGCATTGGCATCGGAGAGATGATAGCCGGCGTCAAGTCGCCGCAGAGGGAGGCACACGACGACATCAAGAGCATCTACGGTGTCGATATTCCCCAGAACAGCGGCACGATCAAGCAGGTGGTCCAGATCGCGCAGTCGCAGTTCGGCGGCCAGATCGCGGTGGCGGTGCGATCCCCGAGCGTCCGTCAACTCGTAATGCTGTATTCGGAGGCGACCGGCCAGAAGATGCCGTTGTCGGCCACGACGCCGTACGCGGGGAGTCTGGTGGAGCAAGGCGGAAAGCTCTACCAACAGGCCAGCTACCAGGATGGTCAGGCTCATGCCTACGCTTCGAACATTCCGACGCTCGGCGGCATCGCCACCGGAACCTATCCCACGCCCGGTGGCCCGAACACGGCAGGTGGCAGCGGTGCGACGTACCTCTCGCTGAACATCAGCGGCAACGATGCCGCGAACTTCATGACCGGCCAGTTTGTGACGCCGCAGTTCGTGACCGACCAGGCGATGGCGGCGCAGTATTCGAGCTACGGGCGCACGCAGCAATCGGCCAACATGCAGCTACCCGGATTGACGGTGGCGTGATTCAACGTGCCAGGCAATCTCGTACAATCCGCCCCCAACGGGGTGATGCCGGCGTCCCTGTGTACCGCGTTCACGGAACTGCGCGAGTATGCACAGCTTCAGAACCAGTATCACGACGGCACGGTTCAGCGGTCGCAACTTGCCCAGACATCGCGCCGGACGTTCCGGCTCAGCAAGCGATTGAGCGCATCGGTGCTCTCGGCGCTGTATAACTTCTGGGTGTCCCAGAACGCTGGCCTGACGCCGTTCGCTTTCTACAACCCATTCGACGTGGCGTCGGGCCAGCAGATTGGCAGCAACTATGATTCCACAGGCAACAACACGCAGGGGCGCGTGACGGTGGTGTTCCGGGGGAACTGGGCGCAGGCCACAGACGTCGCGCGGACGAACTTGCAGGGGCTGGAACTGGTGGAGGTGGCGTAGAACCGTCCAGAAAATGGCTAAACCTCGATCACACATGGCTGTATAATTCAAATTGGCGCCGCCGCTGTGCGGCTACCTGCTTTTAGGCCGTCCACCGCTTCCTGGGCGAGCCATCATCCGCCCTGGCTGTGGGAGTACCATTTAATGACCGACTTCGGCTCCGTGGCGCGTTGGTTCCTGGCAATCGGCGCGTTGATCTACGCTACCGGTTTTCTTGTCGCAGTCAGCTATGCCGACTATCTTGGAGCAACTGGGTTCTCCAACCAGTTATTCAGAGAACAGTACATTCTGATCGGCTTGCTATGTCTTGCTCTGCCCACCATCGTGATCGGCGGCGCCTACGGTCTCATGGAGCACCGCGCCGTTCAGTTAGCGGCGCGCGCGAAAAGGCAACAAGCATTGGCGGCAGCGACCACGTCGGACGAGCGAGAATCGGCAGTGGCGACCGCGAAAGCCGAACAAGGGTCCGAACGTACGCTAGTCGCAAGAATGATTCTTGTCTTCAATCTTCTCCTGACGTTTTACCTCTTCGTGATGTTTGCGCCGCGCGGCTACCTCCAGAGCAAGCCCTGGATCATCCTAGCGATCTTTTTTTTCACAGTGCTCGGATACCGTCTCGTCGGGTGGAGCAGCAAGATCGTTAAGGACTCCTTGGTGGGCAAGGTCACAGGCTTTATGGACTGGTTACTGTGTCTGGTGATCGTATGCGTCTTAGACGCGGCGTGCTTCTGGGAAATGCGTGCGCGTCTTTTGGAGGTGTTGTACCCACGCGGCATGAACTTCCTGCTGTTTGTCGCGACCATCGTCTATATCACCTATCGGCTTAAGGCGCCAACCCCGATCCGCGACGCTCGATCACGCTCCGCCTCATGGGTAATCGGCGGTTGCGAACTGGCACTGCTTTATGTGTTAGCCGTATATGCCTTTGCGTATGGTGTGTATCCGGAGATCGCAGCAAGCCGAGGTGGTGGCGATCACACCGACGACTCTCGGATGATCCTAACCTACTCTCCCGACCTACAGAGCAGCATACCCATCCAAGCACAGGCGGGCAACGGACATTCACAACCCCTAGTCCTTCTGGAGGAGACTCCTGATGTTCTCGTGGTGGCGGACCCGAAGGACTCGGGTGGGCCGGCTGCATGGCGTACCGGAGCCCAGAGACCAACAGTCATGGCCATTTCTAGGCGTGCAGTTCTGGCAAGCGTGTCCGTCAAGTAGAGGGCGTCCCCGACAGGCCCACCGAAGCCTGCAGCGGTGTTTTCTGCGGGGTTCTACAACACCACAAGCCGTCACCCCAGTTTTTCCGCGGCTTCCCCCGAGCCAGTCTGCCAAGGTCCGCTCAGTCGCAACTCGGCTGCTGGTTCGGTATCAGGATCAACCCAATGCTACGTGCGGCTGAAGTTCGGAAGATGTATCGGCCCCTACAGCAGCCTCCAACCTAACCCAATAGTGATTCCTCTGGTTCTCTGGTTCAGCACCGGTCATGTGCTCTTAACCACACGCTATGTCAGACACCATCGGCCGCGTCACCGTCCCCACGGTGATCAACTCCGGCCAGACATTCCCGCTCACCACACAGTACCCCTTCGGCTTCTCCGTCGAGCGCCCGGTGATAGTCCACCGCTTCGGCAGCCTCGACGCCAAGCAGGAGCAGCGGTATTACGTCGGGATCGGCCCGCGTAAGTTCCAGTTCAAGCACGCGAACCTGAACTGGGCCGAAACGAACCAACTCAAGGCGTTCTGGGAAGGCATGCAGGGACCGTGGAAGGCCTTCACCTACACCGTCCCCAATCCCGGTGGCTCGACCACGGGCGTGCTCGTCACCTTCGAGCAGGTGCCGCTGTCCTTCGAATACCTGCGCAACGCTGCCCAGGTCGGACTGAACCTCATCGAGGTTGTCGATCCGACACAAGCCCCCACCTACGCGGTCAACTCCACCTGCCTCCGGTTCCCCTCTACCGCGCTGTCCACGGCACTGCTCTCCGAAGTCCAGCAGATCATCCCGCTGGTGCACATCCGGGTGCGCGAATCTACGGTCGCCGACATCTACGTCTCCGACCGTCGCGTCACGGTGGGCGGCCAGCTATACCTGCCGCGCCTGATCGGAATCGGCGAGCCTGGTTCCGACGTCCTGATTTCGCAGGACATCAAAGGCACCTCCGATAATGTCCGCTTCACCTTCGGCAATGGCGACCGCGTGATGACGCAGCTCGCCAACGACACGGACCTGAAATACTCCGAGATCGACCTCTGCCTTTTCCATGTGAACTCGGGGATTCTGCTCCAACTGTGGAAGGGTGTCATCCAGAATTTCACGAGCGACGGAACGCCGATCTTCCCAGTCACCTGCTCTGACGGGTTCTTCCAGATCATGAACCAGTACCCGGAGCGGCAGCTCAGCCGGCAGTGCTGGAAGACCTACAACGACGGCGTGAACTGTCCGTGGGCCTCAAGGGGTCGCAGCGCCGCAGCGGTGACGGCTGCTGGCGGCGATCCCACAAGCTGCGACTATTACCTCGAATCGGCGAACGGTTGCCAAGTCCACGGCATGGCTCCCTATTTTGGCGGGCACCAGGCCGACCCGCAGGGCGTCGTCATCAAGGACGATTCCACCGGCTTCCTCGGCTTCGGCCGCAACACCGTCACGGCGACGTCGATTGTTTCGGACACGATCTGGGGTCTGGCGCTGCCTGAGATCTGGTGCAACAGCGGTGGGAACCCGCTGTTTGCCTTCCTGGCCACAGCCCTGATGGTAGATTACCGCGACGAATCGGGCTATGCCGACTCGCTCGGCATACTCAGCGCTGGGCCACTCGGTGGGTTCGCCGCGTCGATGGTTGTCACGAACGCCGACGGCTACCGATACGTGGTGGCGCCGATGGTGGATGGCTACACCTGGCAAGGTCTGAAGGTTGACGGCAACCTGAACGTTACGAAGTACCAGCCGGGCATGGGGCTGCGTTACGTCACCGGCAGCGATCCGGCGAATTCGAGCACCGACTATTTCTCGCTCGGCCAAGGGTCGCCGCAGGTCTGGGAGCCGAACGTCTACGCGGCAGGCACGGCGGCGTGCGAGATCCGCATCGTCAAGTCCACCACGATTCAGCCGAGCACTCCTGACCAGCACCAGATGACCGTCCCCATCGACTACGGGATGTGGGGCTGGACGTGGGACCAGAGCGGTAACCGCACGGCGGTCAGGGGCCTTATCAATCCGTTCTGGATCGCCGTCAACATGCTGCTGCGCGCGACGGGCTTGTATGGCGATCCGTCCACCGGGTCAAATCCTGCCGGCGGAAGCGGTCCCACCTCGTTCGCGCAGCTCGCCACGTTCGTGCTGCCGTCCTTGATAGTGGGCGATGGAAGCGGCGCGGCCGAGATCGCGGCGGACCAGGTCGCGGCCATCCTCGGTACCGGCGTTGAGACACAGTTCCAGTTCCAGGGAATCATCAGCAGCCAGAAGCCGTTCCGCGACTGGCTCACCGAGGTGCTCAACTGCTGCCTGGGCTTCTACACCTGGGAGTTCGGGAAGCTGAAACTCGGCTGCCGGATCAACGCCAGCGCGGTGGATGCTTACACACTCGCCAACTCTCTGTTTCAAAGCCTGCGGCTGACGCCGATCCAAGCCGGATTCGAGCACCTGGTGCTTTCGTTCGCCGACGTTGCCTATCAATATCAAGCGAACACGGCAGAGTATTGCGACAAGAGCCACGCGGCTTATTACGGGCGCGCCGGATCTCCGCTCACCAGCCAGATGCACTCGGTGGGGTGCTCGTCGCTCAGCCAGGCGTTGCGCATCGGAGCAACCCGCACGCGCGAGGAGATCGGCGGCGTGAATCCCGCCGAGTGGCGCGACGCGCGCGCGGCCGCTTGGCAGACCACGCTGCTCGGCCTCGGGAACGAGGTCGGGCAGGTGGTCTCGATGACGCATCCGGACATCCCCGGACTTCATGGAACCTGCAACGTCACCGGCACCTCGGTCACTTGGGCCAGCGGCGATGCCTTCGACACGTCCATGGAGAACAAGGAAGTCGTGATCAACGGCGTGCAGGTGTTGATCACGGGCTACACGACGGACCCGACCTACCACACGGTAACCGGCTTGCTCCTGGCTTCGGCGCCGGGCAACGGGACCAATCTTCCGTTCCAAATTGTGACGATGTCCTTCAGGATTCAGCGATGGAGCCTGAAGAAGGACTGGTCGGTGCAGATCGAGGGCCAGACCGTCACCGATTCCATGTACGACCTGGACGTCGGGCCAAAGCCGATGGACGTCGTGCCGGGACCCCTGCCGCCTCTCTTCTATTCGATTCCGCTCGGGCCGGCGTGGGCGCCGTATCAGGTGCAGGCGGCGGCGAACGACGCGCTGTTTCCCGGCGAGTGGACCTTCGACACCAACCAGTCCTACGCGCAGATGGCCGACGGCAGCATGCTCGCGAACCTGGTGGTGACGGGGAAACTGCCGGTGAACGAGTTCAGCGCCACCGGCGCAGGTGCGCCAGGAATTGGATCGATTGCGCAGTCCGCAACGGGCGGGTCGTTGCCAGCCAACGTGACGCTGCGCGTGGCCATCTGCGCAGTCGATTCGAACGGGCTTCCTTCGGCGCCGTCAAATATCGCCATCATCGGGACCGGAGCGGCGGCGGGTGGCGCGTTCACGCTGGAAGGCATCACGTGGCCGGCGGTCGCGGGCCTGGTTTCCTACGTGTTGTTCGTCGCAACCCAGGACGATCTGATCTGCGCGCAGGCCACCGGAGCGCTGACGGCGGGTCCGAACAATACCTACACTCCCGGATCGATCACGTTCGGCGGGCCGCTTGTGCGCTCGACGTGGGCCCTGCCGTCGCCATATGTCAGCAAGGTCCGGCTGAAAGCCAAGCACCTGATTCACGGCGGGATCATCGGCGCGCCCGTCGATAGCGTCTCAACCGGGGCGCTCGTGGTCGGTTACCTGAAAGGCAGCCCGCCACCCAGTAATCCTTCGTTCACGCCGGTGGGCCGCATCATCTCGATCATCGGCAGGCCGGAAAGCGCCACGCCATACTTCAGTGCGACGGTCACTTCGTGGGATTCCAGCACCGGAACCATCGGCGTCACTCCCGACCCAAACGGCATCGTGCAGGCGGGCGACTGCTTGGTGGTCCGGTACAGCGCCGACGCGTCGAACTCCGCCAACCCCACATCCATAACGGACTCCGGGTGCCAGAACATCGCCTACCCCGCCGGGATGACGCCCGGTGCGGAGGTGGGCAACCTGGTGCGAGTGATAAAGGGCGTCTCTCGCGGCACGCCGCCGCGGAAGATCGTTGCGAACACGGCAACCACCATCACGTGGGACCTCCCAATGGTCATCAATCCCGGCGATGTCTGGATCATCGAAGAGCCGACGTGGCCGTACTCCTGCGATACGACGTCGCTCGATAATGGCAACCCGCTGGCGGTGACCACGATCAACATGCCCACCGGCAATTTCGTCGACGAGGCCCTCGTGATTGCGGGCTTCACGGTTGACGTGAACGGCAACGAATCCCCCGATGGCGACGCGCCGATCCGCGAGGACTGGGTGTTCGGCGCGGAAGGACTCTCGAAAGTCGCCGGCCTTGTCTTCCAGATGCAGGGCACGCTTGGTGTGGAATCCAACGCCGCGCAACCTCTCTATTTGAATCGCCCGGTCACTGTTGGCGACGTGAAGGCTTACGTCCAGGCCGCGCCCACCGGCGCGGCGATCACGCTCACGATCTACGTGGGTGGCGCGGCCTGGCTGACCCTGACCATTCCGGCCGGCCAGACGGCGGTGGTTGCCACTCCGTCGCAGATTGGTGCTCTTACCGAGATCCCGGCGAACACGGCAGTCTCCATCGGCATCACCGCCGTTGGGACCACGTTTCCGGGAGCCAATTTGTCGGTGTTCATCTATTCATGACTCTGTCAGCGCCGCGTTCGGCCCAAATTCAAATACAGCGCTGTAGTGAGAATTGCCGTGAGCGTTAGCGATGGTTCACTTCTTGGTGACCTCAAAGCCTGCCTGCTCCAAGGCCGCACGAGCCTGTTCATCGTGATCTAATTGCCTAACCACCCGGAAAAACTCCAAGAACTGCTCGGATGTCATCTGGGTGGCCTCAACCTCAACATCTCTAACCCGCAATTTGATTCGTCTGCCGTTCCGGTTATCAGTCCAGTTCTTCAGAAGATGAAACAAAGCCGTGGTGATGCCCGATGAACCGACAATCATCAGCAGATCACGCACGACCTGTGGAAACTCTGCTGGCCCGCCAGCGCCTGCACCCGTGCCGTCGTATTCGAAATCGCGCAGTAAGTGATAGTCGATTCGCTCTCGTTCCACAACCACATGCTTAAGCCGGGTCAGTTCGCGGGAGGATACGCTCCCTTCACCTTCTGGCAGTGATCGGTCGTGCATCTCACCGTCGGAGCCGGGGAACACAAAGTACAGCCCAATGAATGGCTTGCTCATGACGCGCCTTTAATTATATCTGCCTAGCCCTCCATGCAGTTGCGCCAGTAAGGGCAACAATCTGACTGAGACCATTATGGTGGACCAGATCTACAAGCTGCAGCCGCATCGGACGATGGCGCTGCAAGGCTTCGACGATTACGGCGCGGCTGCGGCACTGTGGGGTGCGTCCGACACCGGGTTCACCGTGTCCGGCGTGTTCCGCGATTTGGCCGATTTCGCCGTGCTGGTCCTGTTCCAGAAAGACGATCCGTTCGGCCACACGCTGTTCTCGTATCTTCCGGACGGCGATCTCACCGGCCTCGTACTCGATTTCGACGTCACCTGGCAAGGCATTCAATCCTGGGAATCGCTCAAGAGCGCGTGGACGGATTGGAACACCCTCGATTACTCCGTCAACGGCGTCGGCCACACCGATGTGAAGTGGATCGGCACGCCTGGCATCACGATCACGTGCAACACGACTGGGCGCGCGGGGGCATCGGCCACCTTCACGCTCAATCAAACCAGCGCGCAGGCTGGCGACAAGGTCACGCTGTGGTATCAGAACCAGTCGTTCATCAGCCCGGCGATCATTCCCGGCAATCCGACCACCGACCAGGCTCTGTGGTGGCAGGGATCGGTGGCGACTACCGACCAAGCGCTGTGGTGGCAGGGGAACGCG